GGCTGGCCCTGCATTTCGCGCTCGAGCCGGGTGACAGCCGGCCGCGAGACCATGACCGCGAGCTGCCCCTCGCGACGGCCCTGGTACAGACCGAGGAGGATGCAGCCGAGGACGTGCGAGCGGTAGCCCTTCGAGACGTCCCCAGCCCAGTTGCCGGTGTGCATGAGGATGAGCGAGCGCCACGCGACTCCGGTCACTTCGTAGACCGGCCCGAACTTGGGCGAGCGCCTGAGCTTGCACACGTACTCGCCGGGCGGCGGGGCACCGGGCGGGATGGACGAGACGCGCGGCCGGTTCTCGCGCCACGGCAACTCGAGCGTGTACGCGATCCGTGACCCGTCCTCGCGCAGGAGCGCGCCCAGCGTGCCCTGGTCCGTCGAGCGAGCTCGGAGGAGGAGGAGGCGTCTCACGGCAAGGCCTCGCCGCGCTCGAGCCGGTCCGCCAAGGCCCGCAGCGCCAGCGCCCAGGCGCGCGTGAGGGCGTCCCTCCGCGTCCTGGCGCGTGCCTCCACCCCCGGAAGCGTGGCGGTGCTGGCGAACCACTGGCCGTCCGCCTCGCGCTCGACATCGAGCCGGATGACGACCCGGAGGTCGTTCGGGTGGCGGTAGTAGAGGAGCCAGGTCGCGATCGCGAAGCTGCCGGCGCCGGCGACGACGAGGACGATCGCGGCGAGGCGTAGCATGGGTCAGCCGGCCTGCTCTCCTGCCGACGCTTGATCGCTCCGGCCGGGGAGTGACGCGATCGCCGGCTGCGCGAGCCTCCAGGCGCGCTGGACGATCCAGGAGAGGGAGCGATCCTGCCGCGCCGCCTCGGCCACTATTTCGTCCACCATCTCCTCGGGGAGGTAGAGGGACTGCTTGTGCTTGTCGCGCTTGTCGTCGGAGGGCACGATCAGTACCCCGCCACGAGGGCGTCGAAGGCGGTCTTGCAGGTGTCGCACAGGATCCGGCGTGCGCCGTTCGGCTTCATGACCGCGTTGTAGTTCGCGGCCGGCCGGAGGAACGTGACGTTGACCACCACCCCCTGGCCGCCAGGATCGGGGCCGATCTCGCAGTGGCTCTGGAAGTCAACGTCCCCGATCACCGCGTTGCACTTGTCGCACTTGATGCGCACGCCCATGCCGTCCCTCCTGTGCTCACTGTAGGTCCTGAACGATCACGGGAGGATCGTACGCTCGGGGCGGGACGCGGTTTCCCGGGAGGCGCCGAAGAGCGGCCAGGCTCGCTACGTCCAGCGGCCACGCGACACCGCTTCACGGGGCCGTTCCGGGTGCTACTGCGCATGGTGTAGGTGAGACCGAGCGTGCGAGGATCTCACTCGTAGGCGCGGGGATAGGGTCGCTCCCGAAACCCTCGCATCTCAGGCGCGGAATGCCCCGTGCCTACGCTTCCCACTGAGAGGGAGAGCCCCATGAAGACGACGATCGCGGCGGTGGTTGCGGCGCTGGTGCTGGCGCTGGCGGGGTGCGGGGGGCCGGAAGCTGCGGGCCGATCGGAACAATCGGCCACGACCCCCGATTTTAGCGTCACCCCCGCGGGCCTTGAGTGCCCCAACGCGGATCGGGTGTCGGACCAGTCCGTCACGCTTCCGGGCGTCGCCCCGACAACCGTTCGTAGCTGCGCGTGGGATTGCGCCACTTATTCGGTATGGACCCGGGTAAGGCTGACCGTGCTTGCCGCGGACGGCGCCACCGATCCGGTGCTCTCCGTGGGGGACGGGTGCTGACCTATTGTTCCGCCACATAGGCGATCGGATCCAGCGTAAACACGGTACCGAGATTGCCGCTAAAATACACAGTCCCATCCGGGTTCACGTTGCACGTGGTCGTGCCACCCCCGTCCGGCAATACGAACGTCCGCATAATCGCGGGGCGCATTCCTACCGGCATAACGAAAGCGTACGGGGCCGCGGACACGGCGCGATGAATCAGGCCGCTTAGGCGCACGTTGCCGCTGTGATCGACCCAGCAGGCGAGGGGGTGTGCTCCCCCGTCATCATACCAATTGCCCTGAAGGGCGACGCTCAGCTTGGTTACGGATGCGCCAGCTGGATTGGTGGTGCTGTATGCGCTCGGCACCCACGGCCCCGGAAACGTGGCCCCGATCCCGATCTCCTCAAACTGCGCGCGGCACACGAACATGTAGCTATCGGCCTGCCCCGCCACCGTGTCGGCTTTGCGGACCAGCACGCGCGCGTAAGCAGCATCAGAGGGGGGTGCGTCGGTCGAAAAGATGCGCTTCCACCCGGACAGCAAGGCCCCGCCCACCGCTTCCTGGTTGTTAATGTTACCGCCCGCCGCGGTGGTGGGGCTCAGGGATCGGATCGAGCTATAAGACGTGCCGTCGCTCTTAATCCATTCAATCCAGCACACCAGGTTGCAGCGATTCGCGCCCGTGTGAATGCTCCAGGCGTAGCGCTTGGAGGGGTCCACGGGGAGGAGGGTAGTGAAGCGACAGTCCACGTACCCCGCCCCTCCAGCGTGGCCTGACTCATAGACGTAAAACGTATTGTCGTGGTTGGCGTTCTTGGGGTCGAGGTCTCCGGCCAACGTCCACGACGGGTCGGCATACAGGCCCGCACCCGTGACGGCGGCCCCTCCCCCCGCGGCCCAACTGATTCCGCCCCTGGGGTTGACGGAGGCGCTGGGCACCCCGGCCGAGAAATCGCTGTTGTAGAGCAGGTTCACCCCGGGGCCGGAGGACATGTGGCCAGTGCCAACCTGCCCTGCCCCCATCATGTCACCCGTCACCGCGCCAGGCTGGAGCACGAGCCCGTTGATCGGGGTGGGCACGTTGGGCTGGTAGCCGTCGCGCGCCTGCGGCGTGTACGCGGCCGCGCTCGCGACCCCGGACGGCCAGTCCTCGCAGGTGAGCGTGATGGTGCCCTGTTCCGCGTCCTCCTCCCAGGCCACGACGCGCACCGGCCAGCGATTGAGCCCGAAGACAGGATCCGTCAGGGTCAGGAGATCCGTGGGCTCGATGAGCATGTACCGCCAGCCGAGCCGGACCGTCCAGGTGTTCCGGACCTGGAGCGAGCGCTGCGCGGCGATTCGCGACAGCATGATCGCGGAGGCGGGGGCGAGGACGAACGGGTGGGCGATCGGAGAGTCACGCTTGAGCCCGCGGCGATCGACGTCCGACATTTCAGGGTCGTCCACCACAACCGTGGAGTACCCCGAGGCCCGATCCACGTACTGCACGGGCACACTGTTGTAGGTGTCGGTCGAGGAGACGCGCGTCACCTCCAGGGGCTCGAGGAAGTCGTCGGGCCCGAGATCGTAGACCGGGGTGGTGTTGGGCGTGAAGGTCGTCCCGTTGGCCGTGATCGAGCTTCCGCCCAACGGCACGAACTTGAGCACGCCCCCCGACCAGACACACTCGGTATTGGTCGCCTCGAGCAGCTGCGCGAGGAGGTCGAGCGCCTTCTGCTGGGACGTGATCGCCCAGGACAGCTGGAGCCCGGCCGCCTGGCAGTAGGTGCGCCAGGAGGCGGCACCCGCGCCCGTGCTCACGGAGTCGATGCGCGAGGAGGGGAGCCCGAGCCCGCGGCGCGAGTGCGTGAGGAGGTCGATCGCGATGTCAGCGGGGTTCGCATCGACGCCGGACGAGTAGAGGCCCTTCACCTCGAAGGACATGCCGGGAGCGGCCGCGGACGAGGCTGAGAGCTGGTGCAGGAACAGGCACGCCGTCGAGCCGTAGGTGTCCGATCCCGAGACGAGGCTGCCCGCGCCGATGACCGAGTTCCACAGCCCGGCGGACCAAGCGGGACGGGACTGGGGCTGCGATCCCGCGAGCACGTTCACGCGCCAGTTGACCCCATCATGGATCTCTACCGAGGCCACGTTGCTGGGGGCCGCGTAATGGAGCGTGTCCTGCCAGATTTGACCGACCCCAACGATCGGGCCCTCACAGATTCCGATCACGAGATAGTGCAGGTAACCCGGGAGCATCCACAGCCATTGGCACGTCCCGTCGGTGATCGGGCTAGGAGTCCGCACCGACGCGGCGCCGACCGGAGCGTAGCCCGAGCCTGATATCCCCGCCTGAACGCACAGCAAGGGTGCCACGTTGACCGAGGTGGGGTCGTTGCCCGCCTGGGTCCATGAGGCGCTGCGGTAAACCACCACCACCGTACCGCGAGCGTATGCGGTGCTGGGCTGCCAGAGCGGAGCGGCGTTGCTGAACCCGTCCCACGCGACCGTCCCGGCGCTGGAGTTCACGGGGGCGAACCGCTCGAGGATGTTCCCCGAGACCTTGACCGTGCCGAAGACGATCGGGATCGCGATTCCGGACTCCGAGCGCTGGATGGCCAGATCGCTCGCGCTGGGCAGCTTGACCGGCTGTGCTCCCTTGGGGAGCGGACGCGACGGCGGGGCGGGGCGGCTTCCGTGCGTGGCCATCTATTGCCCCCCTGCCGCATCCGGGATGTGCGGGAAACCCCGGAAGGCGGCCGTGTTGGCGAACACGTTCAGGCACGTCGTCCACAGGCGGGAACACCCGGGGTAGACGGAAAAGGTGTCGCCATTGGCGGGGGACACGGGCGCTGCTTGGGCGAGCGTGAACAGCCCGGCCGACGTGGCGTAGGCCTGCACCGCGCGGCGCACCCCGACCAGCGCGGCGGTGACGTTGCCGTTGAAGGTGAGGACGCCGAGGTTGTAGTAATTGTCCGCGTGCGACGTGAGGTTCGAGTTGAACGCGGAGGCGGAGGGCGTCCCCGTCACGCTCCCGGACGAGGTGAACGCGGCGCGCGACACCCCGCAGTTGGCGTCATAGACGGCGTGCATGCAGCCCGAGGAGAAGAGGAACTTGGGCAGCACCCCGTCGAGCGCCTCGACTTCGCTCTTCACGGTGAGCCGAAGCGTCGTCGGCGATGGTTCCGCGCCGGCCACGCGCCCCTCGTAGAAGGACGGGACAGGACCCCAGGAGACATCGAGGGGTGTGGTGCTGACCAGGTGATCGATCCTCACCCGGGCGTCATCGAACAGGCCGAGCGCGGCCCACGTCGAAAGCGTGCGCGCTCCGAGGAGGAGGCTCCCCGCGAGCTCCACATCGAGCGCATCGACCTCGAGCCGCGCGCTCTGGCGGATGTTCCCCCGCCGCAGCACTGCCCCGCAGGCGTAGGTCACGCCCGAGACGTTCAGATCCACGTCAGCGGAGGTGAAGTAGAGGACGCTCGCGACCCCCGCTGGAGGGTTCACCAAGGTCACGGTGTAGAGGTCCGCGCGCCACACGTAGGTGGCGTTCATGAGGCCGGTCTGCACCGCGGAGGGAGCGCTGCGCATGGGTTCTCTACTTCACCGAGACGAGCTCGACGCCCTGCGCCTGCCAGAGCTGGGAGAGGATCCTCTCGGCGGAGAGATTGTCCTGGGAGAACCGGACGCGACGGAAGTAGCTGCCGGTCCACGAGAGAGCCACGCCAACCGCGGGGGCTGACGCGAGGGTTACCAGGCCTCCCGCGGCGAGGGTGTAGTCAGCGGGGGCGGTGACGGAGGTCGCAACCGTGGGGATGTACTGGGTCGCTGTCGGCCCGGCCTCCACCTGCGCGCCCCAGGCCCGGATCGCCGCGCCGCTCGTCGTGGAGGCAGAGGTGTCGGGATAGATCCGCGGCCTCGAAGGCGTGGCGAGCGCCGCGACTGTCACTGCGACTCGCGTCCATTGCGTCGTCGAGAGGCCGGTGATGGAGGGCAGGGTTCCGGCCGCGCCGCTGGAGGCGGCGAGTGTGCCTGGACCAGAGACGATCTGCGCCGTCCACGCCGGCCAGGAACCGGAGTAGAGCCCGAAGTCCGCGCGAGTCGAGGTGCCCGTGCCCTGCAACCATACGGAAGAGGTGTACTGCGCCCCCGCCGCGACGGTGACGCTCTGATCTGCGATGGCGCCGGCTGTGGTGTTGCTTTTCGTGAGGGTATCGGCGGTGGCCGTTCCGTCGGGCGCAGTCGCGTTATTAGCGGTGACGGTGAGTTGGGACAGGGCCCATTGGTCAATCTGCGCGGAATAGAGGGCGAGGTTCGTCCGCGCCCACGGGCATAGCTGCCGGTATCCCTGCCAGTCCTTGTCGAGGAAGACGGAGATCGGCCCGTTGGGCTCCTGGACGGGCTCGAATCCGTCGCCCATTGCAGGCCAGTAGGCGGGGGTGACGGTAACCGCGGCGGAAGTGGTGGGAATATACGCGGTTGCGACGGAGCCTGACTCGACCTGGCAACCCCACGCGAAGAACGTGGGGCTATTGGTGGTGGTTATTGTGCCGCGCGACTTGATCTCGAACACAGTTGCAGAGGAGGACGCCACGTAAGCAACCGTGAACCGTTGCCATGCGGTCGTTAGCGTTACGACCTGGAGCGGAAGGGCGGTTCCGTCTGGCCGCCACGCGACATCGCACGTTCCTGACGCAGCTCGCATCCATATAGAGCCGACACACTGGGCTCCAGACGGGGTCGGGATGCTGCCGTGATAGATCCACGACTGATCGGTGAAGGTGTTACCCGATCCACGGTTTAGAGTGATCTGATCGGCGGTAGCGGTACCGTCCGGGGCGGCGCAGGCATCGGCGATGACAGCGCCGCTTGCTCCTGTCCCGCCAGCCGACCCCACCCAGGACGCATCGTGGAAGTCCTGCGAGTAGAGGCAGAGGTTCGTCCGCGGCTTGCTGCTTTGCGGATACGTCCCGATCGCGTCGGAATAGTAACCCCCCAGCGTTCTCTGGAGCTGGAACGTGGTGGTGCTGCCATTCCCCACCCCAAAGCCGTGGTCAGTCACGCTGCAATCGTCGGGGTCCGTGAACAGGAACGAATCGAGCTGCGCGAAGTGGCGGGCGAAGTGGCCGGCGAGCTGCTGCAGCTCCGCGTACGCAGCCGCCGAGCGCAGGAACTCGAACCCCACCCGGTAGCGGTAGCGGGGAGAGCTCCACCAGGTCGATCGGATCTCCTTCCCCGAGAGCCCCTCCTGAACGACCGTCTTCGAGTAGGGCTCCCTCGTGACGACGGGGGAGAAGCCGGGTAGCGAGGAGGGGAAGACGAGGCTCGACACGGGTCACCAGCGGTTCTTGCGGACGAGCTCGCCCTTGACCTTCAGGAGCCCGCTCGCGTTCCGGCGCAGGGCGTCCTCGAAGGATCGGGAGTCGAGGGCGTGGATCACGAAGGTGTCGCCCTGGGAGGTGGGGGCAGCCTGGCCGCTCGCGCCGCCGCCGCGGATCATGTCTTTCAGGCCCGTGGAGAGGTCGGCGGGGAGCACCGTCTCATTGGCGTGGAGAACGCCGAGAGAGGCGGAGACGTAGCTCGGGACCTCGTAGCCGCCCGCCGACGATGTCAGCTTCGATAGCAGCCCATCGAAGAGCGCCCCCATGGCCGCGATGGCACCCACCGCGAGGATGGGGCCGACGATCGGGATCCCGGCCTGAGAGAATGCCGCCGCGCCCTCGGCCGAGATCGCGTAGGCCTCCACGCTCTTCACCGCCGCGTCGACGACGGCCTTGACGATCGACTTCATCACGTCGCCGATCGCCTGGTACATGCTCTTCGAGCCGTCGATGATCCCCGCGAAGGCCGCGCCGAAGGACTTACCGACCATGTCGGCATCCTTCATGAGCGCCTCGGTGGCCTTCGCCTGCGCCTTCACGAGGTCCGCAGCGGCCTTCTCGTGCTCCTGGCGTTCCGTCTCCATGCGCGCGTTGTCGGCTGCGAGCGCCTTGTCGGCGAGCTTCGTCTTCTCCCGATCTGCCGCCTCTTCGAGCCCGAGCTCATTGGCGTAGTTCTTGAGGTCGAGATCCTTCTGCGCCTCGATCTCCTTTTTCTTCTCTTCGATCGCTTTCGCGGTCGCTTTCTCCTGATCTACCGCCTGCTGCGCCAGTCGGACGCGGACGGCGTTCGAGGCCTCTCGTTCGGCCGTTGCGAACGCGCCTGCGTCGGCGACGTTGGCGGCTCCCTGGAGGATCGCCTGCTCCTTCTGCAGCTCCTGCAGCTTAGCGATGAGGCCGGGCAGCTCCTTGCTCGCCTTCTCGACGCCGGGTGCGAACATCTCCTCCTGGTCGGGGTTGTCCGCGACATAGGCGATGAGGTCCTGGGCTGACTCGATCTGCTTCTTCACCTCGCCGATGTCGAAGCCCACTCCACCGGCGGATCGCAGCGCCTTCATGGCGCCGGTGACATGGTCGAACTTGTCGGCGAGCGCGTCGAGCTCCTTCCCTGCCGCCTTGATCCGCGCGTCGGATTCGTCCATCCACGACTTGAGCGCCTTCGCCGCCTCGGCTTCTCCCTCGGGTACCTCCCGGATCTTCTCGACGAGGAGCTTTACGCCCTCGATCGCGACCCCCATGAGGCCGCCTATTGCGAAACCTCCAACCACCATGCCCAGAGCCTTCGCCGCCTCGTTCCCGGGCCCGATGATCCCCTCGAGCTCGGACGTGAAGCTGTGGACCGCGCGCGCCGTCTGAACGTGCTCGGTCCGGTGCTCGCGCAGCTTCTCCGAGAGGGAGCTGATGAGGCTCCCGTGTTCTTCGAGGGCCGGCCGCACGCTCGTCGCGTCCGACCCCATCCCCTGCATGACCTGCCGGAAGGACGCGCCGGCCGAGGCCATGTCGGTCTTGAACTGATCGACCGCGGCGCGGATCTCGACCTGGGCGATGTCTCCCATCTAGCGCGCTCCTCCCTGCGCGAGGGCAACGAGCGAGGCGATCTCGGCCTCGGTCGGGGGTGGCCTCGGCGCTTGTGGCCTCTCGGTCTCCTCCGCAACGCCCATCCACGCCTTCACGAGACGCTCCAGGCGCCTTATCCCGAGGTGCGCCGGGGGCGCCTTCTTCCAGTGGACGAGCAGGCCCTGGAACTGCCGGAGCGTCATCGTTCCCACCTCGGCCGGGAGCTTCGAGAGAGCTGTTGCGAGGAGCCCGCGGATCTCCGGCCAGCCTACGGGCTCCCCTTCGCTTCCCCCTCGGTGGCCGTCATGTTCGAGAAGGCCATGACCGCGCTCACGAGCTCGGTGAGCGCGCGGGGCGGGAGCTGCCCCACTTCGGCCGGGTCGGTGACGCCTGCGGCCCTGAGCGACGCGGCGCAGGCCTTCTTCTGCACCGCGTGGAGGCCGGTGAGGGTGGCGCCGCCTTTCTGGATCTCGCGCATGCCCGTCTCCCACGCCTCGATGTCGTCGATGGTGAGCTCGGAAATCACGAAGGTGCGGCCCCGCACCGTGATCGTCTTCGTCTCGAGCATGGAGCGTCTACTCGCCCGTCCATTGCGTGATGATGTTCTGGGTCGCCGGGTCCTCCGCCGCGAACCACGACAGGCTCTTCTTCACGAAATCGTCCGCCTTGAAGGCGAGCGCGTAGCTGTCGAAGTAGGCGTTCCAGACCTTCACTCCGAGTGGCTTGCCGCTCGTGTTCGGCGCGAAGCCGTAGAGCTGGACGCCGGTCACGAGCGCGCCCACGGCGTTCTGGATGAGGGTCTGCTTCCCAACCGCCGCGCCGGTGTACGTGTAGGTGAAGCTGAAGTTGGAGCCGTTGTCGGCCGCGTTGAAGGCGTAGGCCCCCGTCGCGGGGTTGACCGTGTACTGACCGGCGGACGGCGCGGCCGCCACGCGGACCATCTGCGCACCGGTGGTGAGGTTCATGACGAAGCAGTCGGCCGCGAAGGCCGCGCCCTGCGCCACCGTGTAGGCCGCGCCGGAAAGAGCGAGCTTCACCTCGTTGATGATCGGGATCTGTGCGCCGACCGCCGGGGTCGCCCCGAATATCTGGGCGAGGGCGCCCGCGTACACGGCGATGGTGTCGATCTTGCCCGACGTCTTCGCCTTCTTGAGCGCCACCACCTTGGTGTGGATCCACTGCCCGTCGTACAGCGCGTACTCGGGTTTCACGTCCACGGAGAACCCGTCGAGGATGGCGAACGGGATGGGGGTGGGGTTGGCACCCGCGGGGATGGCAGACGCGAACCCGACATTGAAGCTGATCATGACCTATTCCTTTCCCTTCAGATTGAGAAGCCGGGCCTTGAGCACATCCCGCTGAGCCGACAGCCAGTTGAAGACCGCCACATCCAGGCCCCGGTTCGAGGTCGTCTCCTGAAACCAGGCGTCGACGAGCTCGTCGGTCGGTGACGGCGCGGCGATGATGACGGCCGGGATCTCCCCCTCGGTGCTGCTCACGTTCTCGTCGCTCATGGTCCCACCGCCAGGATCTCCAGCATGATCACCACCTCGCCCTCGTCTTGCCCTTGCCGGCGCAGGACGTCGGTCACCCAGCAGCGCTCTACGAGGCCACCGAGCGTCGTCTGCCACTTGTCCGCGGTCGCTTCCGTCGCCTGCCGCTCGAAGGCCGCCTCCACCTGGAGCGCGAGGGCGTTCAGCTGCGTGTCCGGCGACGCGGGCGACGTCTGGTTCTTCGCGCAGACGTTCACCTGCACGGTCAACGTCCAGACTGGGGGCTTCCGCTGCTCGCGCTGGGCCTTGTCTTCCCCGCACAGGACGAGCGCGACCGGCTGCATCGTCGCCTGCTGCGTCGCGAACTCGACCGGGGAGCGCGTTACGAACGGGATGATCGGACACGCGGCCTGCACGCGCGCCACGATCGCCGCTGCAATGGCCTCCCTGTCGAGCGCCACTAGGTACCCCCTCCGCCGGGAAGCGCGGCCCGTGCCGCCCCTGCGATGCGCGGAAGGATCGAGTCCCTCACCGCCTCGAAGGCGGGCCCCATGAACGGGTGCATGGGCATGTGGAACTTGTGCAGATACGAGCGGACGAAGACGACGCCGGCGCCGGCGAGCTTGCGGCGCGAGCGGCCCACCACCTGGAACACGTCGTTGGCCGCAGCGTGGCGCGTGTACGCCCGCACGCCCATGTCCACCGTGCCGCGGGTAGCGTCCGGCCCCGTGCCGACCGTCCCGTACTCGAACTGCTCGACCCAGCGCATGCGGCGCCGCACGCTCACGATGACCGAGAGCGCCCCGGACCCGCGATCCTGCACCCGGTAGAAGATGGCATTGCGCGCGCGCTGGGCCGGCACCGCCGCCCGCGCGCCGGCCGCGATCTCGGCCCCGAGCGAGTCGAGCGTCGCCTTCACCGACTCCCGCACCGCGTCGCCCGCGGCGTTGAAGTGGTCGGTGACCTCCGTGCCGCCTTTGATGTCCAGCCGGATCTCGAGATCGGATGGCATCAGAGCCTCACCACCTGATAGGCCGCGATCGTGCTCTTCAGGCTCACGTTCAGGGAGAGGGTCTGGAAGGCGGTCATCACCTCGCCACCGAGGCTCCGGGACATCATCCCGAGCCGGTCCCGGCGCTGGAACGTCTCCCCGACGAGCTCCACCGCCGCCTGCTTCAGGTCGGGCGGCACGGTCGCGTACCCCGCGGTGTAGCCGATGACCACGTTCGCGAGGCCGATCGTGTATCGCAGTGTGGTCATCTTCGTCCCGCTCACGTAGGGACCGTAGGGTCCCGACATGCCGGCCCCGCTCGACGGCCCGGAGAGGAGGAGCCAGTCATCCTGCAGCGCCCACCCCTCGTTGTTCGCGTCGCGCGGGGTGACCGCGATGCCATCCACTGTGAGCGACTGGACGGTGATGACCGGCGACTGGCGGAGGCGCAGGGCACCGGTCCCGTCGCCGCTCCGGGTCTCGTTGTACGCCTGCGAGGTGATGTCCCGGCCTATTTGGCTCGCGAGCCAGGCGGAGGCGGCAGAGACGATCCCGGCGAGGAGCGTATCGTCACCGGCGTCGTTCTTGCCGAGATAGGCCTTCACGTCGGCCGCCGCGCAGAGGTCGCCCGCCGCCATGGATCACCCTGCCTTGAGCGCCTTCTCGCGCCCGGCCCCGATCGCGAGCGTCAGTTCTTCCGGCGGCGGCGGCGGGGCGCGCGAGGTGAGCTCCGCCTCCAGGGCCTCGATCTCGGCTCGCTTCGAGACGAGGTCGGCCCCGATCTCGTCGAACTTCACCCGCGCGACCTCGAGCAGGCGGACGAGGCTCGGCGTTCCGTAGTCCTTGAGGTTCTCCATGTCGTTCTCCTTCGTGCGGTTGGCCGCCTCGAGTAGGCCCCCGACCGAGATGGTCGGGGACCCGTCCAGGCGCTGGCCTCTCAGGCTGCGTTGCCGTCCTGGCCGAGCACGTCGGTGCAGCAGATCGTGCCCGCACCGCCGGTCATCGTGGTGGTGACCTGGATCCAGCCGAAACCACCGTTCTTGTCGAGCTTGTCGCTCGGGTTGTCGACATCGATCGCGGCGTTCGCGTAGGAGCCCACCGCCCAGCCCGCGAGCGCCTTGGCCCCACCACCCGCGGCGGTGTTCGCCTGCTGGAAGCTCATCGCGGGCGTCCCGCCGCCGGCCCCGGTCATCACCAGGCAGCGGATGCTCGGGTACGGCCGGACGTCGATCCAGCCGGTCTGCTGGTTGCCGGCCGCTGCAATACTGATCGGCGCCGCGCCGCCGATCATTGGGCAGTTTCCATTGTGGATGGGCATGGGATCTCTCCTTACCGGGTCTGCAGCGTGACGACCGAGCTTGCCGTGGTGGCGTCGGGGCGGGTGATGACCGCGCTCCACTTGTGCTTGATCGCGGCCCGAATGTAGAAGCGGAACGCGGTCAGGTCCTGATCGAACGCGAAGTGGATCGACGTGTCGGCGCGGAGGCCGTCGGTCTTCGAGACGCCATAGACCTGGTCCGGCACGAAGAACATGAGGTCACCTTCGGTCCCGATCGCATTGCAGAGCTCGGAGAAGACGATCGGGCGCCCGAAGAGCGTCCCGAGCGGTGAGCTCGAGAGCCCGCCCGGCGGCAGGTAGACCGGCCAGTTGCCGATGGTGTAGCCCTGCAGGACGGTGATGTAGGCTGGGTTCGCGACCCAGATCCCACGGCCGTTGAACCCGCCCACCCATCCGTCGATGAGCATCTGCTGGAGGTTGATGAGCGTCGCGGGGAGGCCGGCGCCGGTCGCGCCCTTGGTGGTGGTCTTCCTTCCGGTCGAGGTGAGGAGCGCCGCGTAGGTGGCCGCATTGACCTTCCACCCGATCTTGTCGGCGCACTTCCCCTGGATGTAGGGGCCGATGAGCGTACCGTCGGCGAGCATCTCCTCCGTCACGAAGGCGAGATCACCGTACTTGAGGAGCGGTATCGTGAGCTGCTTCAGGACGGGCTTCACGGGAGTGAGCTGGGCGCCCTCGGCCACCTGTGCCGCGGCGAGCCCGGAGGCGGACCACGGTGGGTCCTCGTCGATAGGCAGCGTGACGGTGTAGTTGGGCGTCACGAGCTGCGAGAGCTTCGGGAAGAGCGACTCGTGGACTTCGAGCAGCTTCTGCACGACCGCCCGGAAGTCGGGGGGTAGCGCGTATGCGCCGTCCGCACCGGCGCCCTCGTTCGAGTACGTTGCGACCGCGGCGCGAATCCGGTCCGGGTCCATGCGGCCCACTCGAGCGCCTACCGCGGCCGACGCGATGGCACAGCAGAACTCTGTCAGGCTGGCGAAGCCGCCGGTGGGGTTGTCCCTCCCGGCCGTTACGAGCGGGCGCTCGAGGGCGGTCGCGGTGGCGCCGGCCGGGTTCGGCGGGTCGGTCCTGCGCGGCTGCGGCTGCGCCAGGAGGGCGTTCTGCGCCTCCATGGCGCCGTAGTTCTCGATCTGGATGGTGAGCGAATCGAAATCGCCTTGGCACGCCTTGAAGCTCTGCGTTTCCTCGGCGGTCATCTCCCGCGCCGCGGCTTCGACGGCGGCCATGAGCGCGGTCATCTTGGCGTGGACTTCGTTCCTCTTCTGCCTGAGCTTCTCGAGCATCTTCGTTCCTTCGGGTGCTACCCCTTGCCGTTTCTGCTGCGCCCGGCTGGCCGGGGATCGCCGCCCGCTGGCGAGCGGCGAAGGGTGTCGCGCTGCAAGGTCAGGGTGGCTCGCGCCAGGGCGATCGCCTGCGGCATGTGGCGCAGGTTCGCAGGGGTGTTCCGGTAGGTGTCGACGAGCCGGGCAGCGACCTCGCCGCCGTCGCCCTCGTCCGGAGCCTCGTCGGCGACGATTGCATCGGCGAAGCCCTTGGCCACGCAATCCGCGGCGGAGAGCCAGGTCTCGGCGGCCATGAGGGCGCCAGCCTCCTTGTCGCTCATGCCGGTCTTCGCCGTGTAGACGCCGCGCATGGTGCCCGTGACCGTGTCGAGGTCGTCGGCGCACTTGCGCATGTCGCCGGCGTTGCCGAGGACGATCGCCTGCGCCTCGTGGATCATCATGAGCGAGGCCCGGGACATCTCCGTCCGCGAGCCGGCGAGCGCGATGATGCTGGCGATGGAAGCGGCGAGGCCGTCCACGAAGCAGGTCACCGCCCCGCCGTCGTAGCGCCGGAGCTGCGAGTAGATCGCGAGGCCCTCGAAGACGGAGCCCCCGGCCGAGTTGATGTAGACGGAGAGCGCGCCCTTGCAGGTGGCGAGCTCTTCCTTCACAGTCTCTGCGGTGATGCCTTCACCGAACCAGCCGGCGCCGATGTCGCCGTAGAGGAAGAGCTCGGATCCGCCCGCGCCCGTCTTCGCCTCGCACCGCGTGACCGGCGAGGCTGCCGAAGCCGTCGACCTCTTCTTCATAGGGCTACTCCCAGGTGATGATGGGCGACCTTGTACGGATCCGCGCCGGCCTCGACCGCTTCGCAGAGCGCGCGGAAGCGCTCCGGGATCTGCGCGCGCAGCTCTGCGACGGCGCCCGGCATCCTGTCCGCAGATCCGTTGCGTACGAGATCCCGGCGCCGGGCATTGAACCGCCGGGCGTGCGCGTCGAGCGCCACGGCCAGGAGGTCGGCGTTGACGCGCGCTGCCGGTTCGGTCCCGATCTGGTCTCCGCCCGGATCCTGCTCGGGATCCACGCCATTGGGTGGAGCGCCGCCGGGCGTGGCGCCGGGCGCCGGGGTCGGTGCGAGCGCCTTCTCCACCGGCTGGAGCGTCGTCAGCACCAGGTGGTGATCCAGCTCGGGCGGGCCGTGGTTCTTGCCGAGCTCGGCACGGCACTCGTTGATCGTGTTGACGCCGGACCTGATGCGGATCTCGTCCGCCTCGGCCATCTCCTTCTCGGTCCCCCGCGATAGATCCGAGAGGTCAATCACCGTGACCTTGCTCGAGCGCGGCCCGACGAGCTTCACCTGTGCCTCTTGCTCGAGCCGCTTTGTCCACGGCCGCAGGCCGAAGTTGATGAGCGAGTGACCGATCTCCGACAGGTTCTTGCCGTAGCCCTGCGAGCCCTGCGGCGACGCGAGCAGGTGCAGGGGCACGCCGAAGTAGCGAGCGATGTCCTCGATCGAGAACTGCCGGCCCTGGATGAGCTGCGCCTTGTCGGGATCGGCGGAGAGCTGCGTCCAGGTGGTGCCGCTGTCGAGCACGAGGGGCGTCCCCGCCCGCTTGTGACTCGCGTACTTCTGCGCGAACTCGAGCTTGAGCGAGTCGCGCTCGGCGGCCTTGAGCGGCTTCGTCGTCGTGAGCACCCCAGAGGGCGTCGCGCTGTTCGCGAAGTAGCTGGCGGTGAAGCGATCCTGTGCCGCGGCCGTCGCGATGGACTTCATCGCCGTGACCACCGTGCCCTGGCCCATGAGCCCGTCGAGGCTCGGGCCGCGCAGGTGGAAGACGCTCGCCGCGCCGAGCCGCGCCCACCGGCCGTTCGGGTTCACGTACTCATAGAAGAGGGCGCCCTTCTCGTCACGACCGGGCGGTAGCATCCGCTCGGTGAGGAGCGGCCACAGCTCGGCGGTTCGGCCGGCGCCGTCGAGGACGATCTCCCCGTAGCCATCACCGTGGATGAGCGCTTGCCACAGCAGCGCCTCCTTTGCCGACTGCGCGACCATGTCCCGATTGGGCGCGACGTTCAGCAAGTAGGCGAGCGGGTCGCCCACGAGCTTCGAGCGCTTCCCGCTCCGGTCGACGTCGAGCACGTACCAGGGCGCCGCCGCGATGCTGTTCGCGATGAGGTTGCAGCAGGCCCAGACGGTCGAGACCTCGAAGGATTGGTGAACCGTTAGCTGCAAGCCGTCCGGGATGTACGGCAGGGCGATCCAGTAGGACTGCCCGCGCCGCGGGTCGATGGGCTCGGTGAGGCCGCGGGCGATGATCGACCGGATCGAGGTCCAGAGGCTCACGCGAAGTCCCCGAGCTCATCGAGGGACCAGACGCGCGGGCGGTCTGGCACCACAAGATCGGCGACCATCGCGCGGTACATCGCATTCAAGAACGCCACCGCAAGGTCAATCTTCTTCGCGTCGTTCGCTCGCGTCGGGACCACGTTGCTGTTCCGGTCAGGCAAGGCGATCACGTTCGACATGCAGAGACGCATGAGCGGACTACCGTCGTGCACGAGCCGGCCCTGTGAGAGCGCGACCTGCACCTCGGTCATGGCCGGAGAGTGGTGCTTCCAGTCCTGCCGGATCTCGACGGGCTTGATCCCCTCTCGTGGCAGCGATGCCATGAGTTCAACGGCACCGAACGGGTCGAGGCACACCTCCGCTGCCGCGTGACAGGCGACGATCTCGGTGATGCGCGGGCGCAGGTACCCGGCATCGAGCGCGTCACCCGGGGTGAGCGTCAACCATTTCCCCGTCCACTGGCGGAGCTCCGGGATATCGTTGAGCGTCGGCGAACCCTCGGGGAGGTAGCCGTGGCCACGAACCACGTACCGCCTTTTCCCATCCGCATCGAAGTGGGCCGCGACCTGCACGATCGCCGAGAGATCGAGCTTTGGGGCGTAGTCAATGCCCAGAAACACGGCGAAGCCGTCAAAGTGCTCGTCGGTCACCTGGACCGCCGCGGCGTCCCATCGGTTTAAGTCCATCCACGCGCTCGCGGAACGGACCCACCAGCCGAGCCGCGTCGAGAAGAAGTGCGGCTGAGCCGTCGGGTCCTTGCGCGCGGCCTCGGCCGTCGTCTTGAAGTTCCGTGCCGAGATCGACACGCCGAAGTTCGGGTTCGCCTGGCGCCACGTCTCCTCGGAGAACGGGTCGGTCTTTGTCCCATCGGCCCGCTTGCGGTCCGCCTCGAAGATGAGCGCGAAGTGCGCCGGCGCGTCCACTGCGCCATCGAGAACTGCCTTCGCCTCGCAGTATAGGAGCCAGCCGATCGCGGTCGGCGATTGGTCGGTGCCCGCGGTCGAGATGACTATGATGCGGGAGCCATCCACCTTGGACGCGTTGTTCGCGAGCACGTCATACAGCGCGCGCGTCGGGTGCTGGTGTACCTCGTCGACGATGTAGCAGTCTCCGACCGAGCCATCGGCGCTACGCTTTTCGGCTGAGACCCGCAAGAAGGTACGCGGGTCGCCAATGCCCCTGATCGCATGCTCGACGACGACCAGGCCCGCCGCCTCGCGCACTTGCGGCGCGTGGCGGAGCATCTCCTGTGCCGGCTCGAAGACGTTGTTCGCCTGCTTTTCGGTGACCGCCGCCGCGTAGACCTTCGCGCCGATCTTGTGCCCGCGAGCGAGGACGATGATCCCGATCGCCGCCGCGAGTGGGCTCTTGCCGTTGCCCTTTGGCAGCCAGATCGAAATCTTGTGGAATCTGGGCAGCCGCGTGATCGCGTCGACCCAGCCGAAGATCGCGCGGATGAGCCACACCTCCCACGGCTCGAGCACGAATGGCTTGCCGCGCTTCGGGCCCTTCGGGTACGCGAGTTCTTCCGCGAGCGCACATGCCTTGTTCGCTTCGTCCTCATCCCACGCATAGCCGTCAGGCTCGTGCGCGCGATCCCCGCGCTGCCGCGCGATCGCCTTCTTGACGAGCTTGCCCGCCGGGACACGTCCAGCCAGGACGTCGTCTTCCCACGCGCCCGCGATGGCTGCGTATTCCCTCTCGGCTACGCGGCGGGCTGCATGCTTTCGCGGCTTGGCGCGGGCGGCCATTGCGTGGGCTACGTTCATCCGAGCAGGTCCCTGATCCGGTCACTCTCGGAATCACGCGGAGCGTCCAGCCTCTGCCCGCCGCCACGCCGCGCTGCCGGCGTTAGACCGAGTTGGATGAGGCACTCCTTGTGAAGCCTCTCGAGAGCCGCGACCGTCGCCGCCGACACGTCAGGATCTGCATACATCGCGTCGAGAGTTGCGCGGACCCGAGCGGCACTTTCCAGCATCGGCAGGTCAGTTGCCGCGAGCGTGCCGGCATCGACGAGTAGGCCACCGTACCGGGTGAAGACGGACGCCTGCCTGCGCGTCATGCCCTTCGGCGCCCGCGGCAGCTTGGAAAGCGCCTTACACCCGGAGTGCGCGGCATTCGAGGGCGGGCGCGCCATTACGCGATCTTCCCTGCGGCGTTTTTTATGGATGAGGTTTGGTCAGAGACGACCACAACGCGGTTGCTCACCCCGTCGCCAATATGATGCGAAGGGGGTGGGGTGCCCACCAAGGCGCACACGGGCGCTGGGGTCGGCGCGTCCATCAGCGCACTCCGCGCGCCACGTAGCCCGCGCCCTCGGTCATCGTCTTGCGGCGGTGGCAGGAGAGGCAGAGCGTCTGGAGATTCCGCACGTCGAGGCGCAGGACGTCATCCCCGCGGTGCGGCGTCACGTGGTCGACGATCTGCCCGGGCGTGGCGAGGCCGCCCGCCGCGCACGCCTCGCAGTCCGGGTGCAGCTGGTAGTACCGATCGCGCAGCTGACGCCAGACGGAGTCGTACCCGCGATCGGTGGAAGAGCCGCGCTCCTGGACGTCGAGCGCGAGGCGCTTCGCGGCGTGCTCGGGGCAACGGGTGGAACGAGTGAGCTCGGGACAGCCAGGGGACGCGCACGGCTTGAGGGCAGCCACGCGCCCATGGTCAACCCATCCCGGGACACGGTTTCAGCTAGCGCGCGGGTCGCGGGTCGTGGCCTCCTTCACGATCTCCGCGATGGCGTGCCCGTAGTTCGTGAGCGTCTTGGCCAGGGCCTCACACGCATCGTCTGCCGCATGCGTCTGCCCGTTCTGCACAGCGAGCAAGAGGACGTGCAGGCTCATGGCGACGCCCTGCCCAGCCTCCTTGAGAACGTCGCTCATGGCGTGGCCCTCGGGTTCGCCGGGTATTGTCCCACACGCGCTCGATGGTCACCTGGAACGGATATCCAAGGCGTTCGCGCGCGCTGTGGCACAGGCGTAAGAGAGGCCTCCGTAACCGCACCGGAACCGAATCGGGCAGGCGCAGAGGAGGACGTGGTCGCGCACGTCCACCGAGTCGAGGTCAGGCTGCTTTGGGCAGCTCGAGCGGTATCGCCAGGACCGCGCGGCAGAGCTGTGGCCACAGGAGGCGCAGGCGGCGATAGAGGTCCTTCGCGGCGCGCGGCGATGGGTGCGTGAGGATGGCGATCGAGGCCGAGTCCGCCCCGCCGCCCTCGGCCAAGCTGATGAACGTCGAGCGGGTCTCGTAGTGCCGCTGCGCGCCCAGCCCGAGGACCTCGAGGTCGGCCTGGAAGAGCCGCCACGAGTCGGTGTTCGCCCGCGGCGCGCCGCCCTCGCCTGGCGCGATGAGGTCCTCCACCACAGGCGAGCGCCCGAAGATGCGCGCGAAGCCCGATCCCCGCCACCCTTCGAGGATGCGCGCCAGCGCCGGATGTACAGGGATCGTGCGCCGCACGCGGGTCTTCGTCTCCTTCTCGACTTGCCTGCGCGTCGACCAGCTGGTCTCTACGCGCAGGGCGGTGAGCGGAGTCTTCGTCCCATCCCAGTCGCGCCAGCGCCGGATCGCGGCCTCGCCGGTCCTCATGCCGGTCAGGAACTCGAGCGCGTAGAGCACGCGGCGATCCTCGGGCACGCGCTCGTCAGTGACGAGCCGCAGGACCTCCTCCGCGGAGAAGCCCTCGCCCACCGCCGGCGCGCCGAGTTCGGGGAGGTCGCCCTTGTCCCAGTCGCAGGGGGATGCCTGGATGAGCTCGCGCTTGGCGGCCTCGCGGCAGAGGCTGCGCAGGGTGCCCGCCACCTTGTGACACGTCGCCGGCGCGAGCCGCTCGCCGCTCCCGGTGGCGACCAGTTGGGCCGGGAGGCGCCGGACGAAGTCGAGCACCTGGGCGGTGGAGAGGTCTCGCAGGCAGATCCGGCCCAGCGCCGGCACGATGTGGTGCTCGAGGTGGGCCGCCTCGTTGTCCGCCTCGCCCTTCCCGGCCTCGCGCCGGAGCGCTACCCAGCGCTCGCCCCAGACCGCGATGGTGAGCTCGCCCGAGTCGGCGATCGCGGCCTCGCCCTGGCGCACGCGCTCGAGGATGGCTGCGAGCTCGGCTCGGGCGGTGGCCTCGTCGGCCGAGCTCGCGCGGCGGCGCCGCTTGCCGTCTCGGTCCCAGTACCAGAGCCAGTAGACCTGGGAATCGGCGCGGCGGTAGACGTTGCCCGCGACGCGCCGTGGGCGGCTCACCGCCGAGCCCCGCGGTGCTTCTCGGCGCCGAAGCGGAGGGCCGCGAGGCGCGCCGCGAGGTGGGGGACGGTCGCGGCTTCCCCGAGGAGCCAGGCGAGGGCCGCCTTCCGCAACCGCACCCAGGCGCGCTGGTGGTCCTCGTCTGACTCGGCCTCGACGAGCGCGATCGCCGCCTCGAGCACGCGCCCGCGCGGAGAGAGGTGCGCCACGTCGAGCGGAGCGCCCAGGGACTGGCCACGCTGGAGCCGCTTGCGATGGCAGCAGCAGTAGCGTCCATCCGCAGGCCGGATGCAGTCGGGGACGGCGCAGTACACGCGAGGTCGATCCCAGTCGCCGCGATAGCACCACCGCATCGAAGATGGATGCAAGTCAAGGATGTGGGAGAAGGTGCGAGAACCCTTGGCGCCGCCTCCCTCTCATGGCAGCACCGCCCGGTAGGCCGCCGCCTTCGCTTGTCCTGGGCTGCCGCCCTCGGCGAGGGTGCAGAGCGCGGCGGCGTAGGCCCGTGCGATGAGCTCGAAGGTGTGAACCTCCTCGGCCTCTTCGCGGCACGACCACGTGAGCGATCGTGGTGGCGAGGTCCTCTTGGCTCATCGGCTCGTTGGCTGCGCAGGCTCGGCCCATGCGGAGGAGGTGGTGGGCGAGGTCCAGATCGTCGGGGGCGGGCGTCGTCATGGTGTTCTCCGGTGCATCTAGGTGGAGCACACGCCACCGGGGCCGAAGGCGGTGACGGGGATCTTGGTGTGCGCTTCGACGTTTCGGGCGGCGCGAATGGCCTCGCGGAGGTTCGACATCTCCGCGACCTCGATATCTACGCCGCAGCCGTGGACGGCCCGGACGCTCGCCTTGATGTTGAGGGCCTTCAGAATGCCGCGGACCATCTTCGCAACCTGCTTCGTCGTCACCATGTCCAGTAGACTAGCCGACTAGCCGTCTACAGTCAAGAGGGACTCGCTCACGCGGCCGTCCCGTGCTACAAGTCGGCTAGATGACTAGCGAACCGGAGGCGAGGGCATGAGGCCCCAAAAGAACTCAGAACTGCGGCGGCCGGAGCGCTCGGCAGCGTTCAAGGGCTACCAGAAGGTGACGGTGTCGTTCACGCCCGAGCAGGCGGCAGCGCTCAAACACGAGGCGTTGCACCGAGCGCTCGACGCGGGGGCCACGCGCCCCGATGCAGGGCAGATCGTGCGTGAGGCGCTCGACGCCTGGCTCACGAAGAACGCGGGGAAGCGGTGAGGCCCCTCTACTACGACCGGGACGGACAGCCCATGGAGCTCATGGACTGGGCGCGCGCCTTCGAGGACATCGACGCACGGCGGGTCGCCGAGACGACGCTACCGGACGGGAAGTGGATCTCTACCGTCTGGATGGGCGCCTCTTCCAGCGTCACCGGCCCGCCGCTCATCTTCGAGACCAGGGTCTTCGCGGGGAAGGGTGCCGGTACCGGGAGCCTCGATCAGGACCGTTACTCCACCGAGGCGGAGGCCCGCGCCGGTCACGAGGCCATGGTGGCGAAGTGGTCGGGGCCGATCCTTGATGAAGACCATCCTCGCGGGAGCGCGTGAGCCGGCCGCGATCACGCGCCGCACTGAAGAAGGGGTAAGGCGTGGCGCTCAACCCGAAGCAGCTCGAGGAGTGGAAGAGGCTGGCGGAAGGCGCAGCCGGTAACGCCGCCCCGCTCGACGATTTCGCGTTCATCGCACTCAAGGCCATTCCCGTGCTCATCGCCGAAGTGGAGCGGCTCGCCAGGGAGCGCTCTGAAGCGGAACTGGCGGCGGCGACCAACGCGCGCGGCGCAGCGAACGCAGCAGCTCAACGGGACGACATGCACGCTGAGGATGAACGACTCCGGGAGCGTTACGCGCTGGAACGCGAGGCATGGTCACGCGAGCGCGAGCAACTGCTAGACCCGATCGTGCGCAAGAAGATGATGGAGCCGCCGGGGCCGATCGTTCTCCAGGGGGACGCAGCCGAAACCTTCCGGCTCCGCGCCGAGGTGGAGCGGCTGCGAGCGGAAGTGGAGCGGCTGCAGCGCGCACCGGCTTCTTGATGCGATCGGCCATCACGCAATCCCGATCGTAGCAAGAAAGGAGGACCACAACGCGAAGCTGCGGCCCCTCGTGTTCCGCTCGAAGTCCCTATCAGGCAGCCGGCGTCGCGCCCGTTGCCGTCGCGCTCCGCTTCGTCTTCGGTTTCCGGCTCGTCTTCCGCCCGATCCCCGGCTTGTGTGCCGCCGTCTTCGTGGCCGGCTTTCGTCCTCGCTTCGGGTGCTTCCCCGAGGCCGCCATTTAGGCCGCCGCCTGGCGTTGCGTGGTGGCAGGCACGGCGACCGGCCCGGGGTGTTTCAGGGCCTTGCGCTCGGCGGCGGTGAGAGCGGCCGGGGGCGGCTTCCCCTTCTCGAAGCGGGCGCCCTCACCGAAGCGCTCCACCACCTTCGCCTTCGTGTCGAGGCCGCCGGTCATCTGGATGACGAAGGTGGGGACGCGGCGCGCCTTGCTGTCGGCGATCCAGAGGTTCTCGGCCCCTCCCCGCTTCCGGCGGTGCCTCGCTCGCTTCGTGGCCGGCACGGGTGTACCTGCGACGATGGCCGCAGCCTTCCCCGGTACGAGCCGCGCGGTGAGATCCTGCGTGAGCATCTGGCCGGCGAGCGCAGCGATGCGCCGCCCGGTCTCTGTGATGATCGTCTCGAAGGTCATGCGGTTCCCCTTTGTACGGGTGCAAACTGCAATCATTACCCGCACTGCGCATCCTGCTACTCCGCGCGAAGTCCCGCAAGATAGCGTTGCCTCTCCGCTGACATCGGACGCGTTCGATCGCTCCCGTAGAAGTACTCCTTCCGCGCGAGCTGAGCGGCGCAGCGGTCGCACAACGGGGCGCGTCTGCCGCCGCCGAGCTCGGCCTGGAGAACAGGCGGCTCGCCGCAGAAGACGCAAGCGCGCCGGCGATCGGTGCCCTCAAGGATCGGCATTGGCTGTCCCCTCCGGGTAGCTCGGGGCCTCTCGCGCTCTCAGCGTGGTGAGGAGCCCGAGGAGCGTCGCGCGTTGCTCCCGCACGATATCAGCTCCGGTGATACCTCGGCGATCGAGCATGGCCGCGAGGAGCTCGAGCTCGGCCGCGGCCTTCACGAGCGCCGCCTGGGCTGTGCACCGGAACTCCTCAACGCTCGCCGAGCTGCTCGGCCGCGGCGTGCGCGGAAGAACCATGCTGAGCCGCGGGAAGGCGCAGCGGCCGTGCGTCTCCATCCACGTCTCGGCGAGCTCGATCTCCTCGTAGGTCGCCCGCCGCGCGAGGAGATGGGTTTCTGAGCAGCCCGCGCACTCGAGGGCCATCACCTCGACTGAGCGGATGGGGGCCATTTAGCGGGCCGCGCGCTTGGGCTTCTTCTTCGGGGACGGCTCGGCCGCGGCCTGCTCCGCCTTCGCCTGGAGGAGCTGCACGGTCAGCTCGTACCGTTCGTCTGGATAGGCTCCGGTGTCGAGATGCAAAACCGTGAGCCGCTTCAAGATGGTGTCAATCTCACCGCCTGGCTCTGCGTTTCCTGCCGCCGCAATTTCGTGAACGTCCCGTACTTCGGCCGCTCGGCGCATGCCCTGGAGCACGAGCCGCGCCTTCCCGTCGTCTCCCGAGCGCGAGTAGATCCCCACCAGGCGATCGGTGCCCCGCGAGGCCCAGCGACCTACCGCGACGAGGCCGCGCTCCTCGAGACGAGCGGCGAAGCGGGCGAAGTCGCGCGCGCCAGCGATGTCGGTCACCGGCCCGTCGCCGATGTCCGCGGCGAGGTATTGCACCTGGCCGGTCCAGAGCCGGGGATCCACGTCGATGAGAGGGAACGCGGCGTCGATCCGGATCTCCGGGTCGGTATCGAGGGCCGCGAGCTCGTCCTCGGGGACGATGAGAAATCGGTTCTTCCCGAGCTCGTAGCCTTTGGCCTGCTCTTCCTTCTCGAGGATCTTCTCGTCGACGGGGCAGCGGTAGACCTGAGAGGGCTTGGCAGCGTGCTCCTTGCAGAGCGTGGAGAACGAGATCCGGGGCGGATCCTGGGCTCCTGGGAAGACCGCGACGGGTACACGGGTGAGACCGAGGAGGATCGAGGCTGAGCCGGTGCGCTTGGCCATGGACCCTATTGTAGGTGCCCCCTCGGACGTAAGCCTCGACCGCAGGAATGGGGGGGGACGGACCTGAAGGGTGACACGCCTTGAGGTGAGGAGGCGGTTACGTGCCCTGGGCGGGGGTTGGGTGGGGCCGGGCCGCTCTCCTCGATGGGCCGCTCCGCAGCTTCTCTGGCGCAGCCGAAACGCGGCGCGTCGCGAGCGCCTCCGGGGTGCTGTGGGCGTCGCAGGGGCGAAGCCGTGCGATGGGACGGGGCGGCTCTGCGTGCGCCTCCAGGCGAATGCGGCGATTCTAGGGCGTTACACCCGGATGGACTGACCCCGTCACGTTCCCAGGTCCGCTCCCATGTCCGTTGCCGGTGGAAGCGCCGCTCCCGCGATCGGCCCCGGCACGTACGGGTACATGAGGACCTGCGCCTCCGCGGCGGCGATGTCCTCGGGACGCCACCGCGCTTGCCGGCCACGTCTGTCCGGCCAAGGAAGCCGGCCCGCGCGGACCCAGTTCCACACGGTCCACCTCGAGACCCGGAGACGATCACAGACGTCGCGCGTGGTGAGCCGAGCATCAGCTGGATCCTCGGCGACGCGTTCCGCCGCTGATTCGCGCCTGTCACGGGTGCGTAGCTTCTCAACGAGCGTGGTGCGATTCAGCCCGAGGAGCTCGGCGGCGGCCGCCTTGTTGTCGCGGCTGTGCAGTAGCGCCGCGTCGACGTAGGCCTGTTCGAGCCGGCGCAGCAGGGCCGGCAGATCAACGGGGAGCGAGACCGTCTCGGCCACGCGAAAGGCACTGCACGTCTCGCTAGGGGGCGGTGAGACTTGAGCGAGGCGGAATTCGCTCAGCCCCGGAGCCGGGGGCAACGGCGGGGCGGAGGGCGGCGCGCCGGCTTTCGCCACGATGGCCAGTAGCTCCTCGTCAGCGAGAGTGGCGAGGTGTTCCCGTCTGGCGGCCTGCTCAGCGACGGCCTCGTCCCAGGTCACCCGCGACGCCCCTTGTCCCCGGCGAAGTCCCGTCGCTGCCAGTCGATGCTCGTCACGACCGGCTTGGCCTGCGGCTCCACGGCGCACGGCCACAGGGCGAGCTGGTCGGGGGAGGCCTGAGCCGAAGCTTCGCTTTCGAGCGCGCCTCCCATGATTGGTTGTTGATCTCTTATTACTTCGGGGCGGCGCACCGGGCGGCTTTCGGGCGCGCACCGGGCGGACTCGGCCCGCGTGAGGAGAATTTCCCTCCACATTACAAGCCTGAGCACGGATGGGCACCCGGCGCGCACCGGGCGCGCACCGGGCGGACCACCGGGCGAAACCTTGGGAATACTGGATTCCGTCGAACGGACCGAGATCCACCCGAGCGCGACCAGGCGGAGGGCGAGGTGGCGCGCCGCGTTGCGGGTGATCCCATGCTGCTTCGCGAAGGCGTCCCGGCCGAAGAGGCACTCCCCGGCATCGAGGCGAACCGTCCGCCCGAGCTTCTTCGAATAGACCTCCCCGGCCTCGCGCTGGTGCGCGCACCGCCACAGGATCTCGAGCGCAGGAAAGCGCAGTTCGGGCCGGAACAGCGCCGCGATCCCGTCCCTCAAGAAGGCTTCGTTTGGCAGTCGCGTGTACCCGAAACCCCAGTCAACCTCGCCGTCGCACTTCCGTGGGCGCCCCTTCATCGGTCGTCCCTTACGCTGCCTTTCTCGGGCCCCTCCTCCCCGCTCCCCGCGGTTTTTTGTCCCAGGACGAAGAGGGGACCTCTCCATCGGTGAGGGCCGCGATCCGGTTCGCGAGACGCCTCCCCGGTGAGCGGGCTCCTGTGAGCCAGCGCCACACCGTGACGTGTGATGTGCCGATGGCTGCCGCGACGTCTGCCGTGGAACGGCTCTGCGCTTCCATCCAGCGAGCGAGCGAGGTCATGGAGCCTGTGTGGTAGCAACGACCACGAGCGTAGACAAGATCGCTCACCTCTTAGGTCGCTGGAGATTGCGCAAGCACGAAGTTGCCGCATGGCACTTGCCGCCGGGTGTGGTAGCAGACGAGCATCAGCCTCCCGATCTTCGTGCCTCCGAAGGAGTTACCGCTTGGTCACGCCTACGAAACGTACTCTCCGCGGCTCGATGACCCCCAGACTGTCTCGCGCCGAGGCTGCTGTCCGTGAGCGATGGACCCGGTGGTTTCGCTATTTTCGCGGCCATCTATACCAGGCGGAGGGTCGATCAGACGCGGACCTGGCGCGGGCGCTTGGCGTGTCAAAGGGCATCGTGTCGCGCATCCTGACCGGCGAGCGCGCCGTTGGCGTCGACATCGCGATCAAGATGCTGGCCACCTTCCGCAAACAGGATCCCACCCTCACGCTCGATCGCCTCACGTTCGAGGACCCACCCAAAAGCACTCCGCCGGAGGGTGGGGGTTTAGGGTCGCGGAAGCGGTAGTTCTTCACGCAAGCGTACGGTTACCCACCGCCCGTCCACTGGAACGGCCTGTTCTAGGTCGCACCGTGTGGATATACCGTCGCTCGCTTGGGGTTACCACTTGGCAATGTGCGCGCGCTGCGCTACCTATCGCCTTCGCTTGTTGTGGAGGCGGAATGGAGTGCGACGGTTGCCATGAGGACATCCTCCTTCACCCGCACGCCCGGAGCTGCCCTTTATCTCCGGCGAATGAGCCGCCATGGCGGATCCCGATGCGCGGGAGGATTGCGTTGACCGATCGAGAAGAGTGGCTCGACAAGCTCTTGGAAGAGTGCACGCGGCGGGCGTGGCTCCAGTCATTGGCCAACGGAGGCCGCCCATGAAGATCACCATCACCTCCACGACCAAGCTCACCACCATCGAGGGCGTCCCCTGTCGCATCTGGGAGGGCGTCACCGAGCGCGGCGTCCCCTGCCACGTCTTCGTGCACCGCCTGGCTGTGCGGAACGAGGGCGTCCTCTGCGAGGAGTTCGACCGGGAGCTCAAGGAGACGTACCCCCCCGCGGCCGAGATCATCCCGCTGCCTTTCTTCCTGCTCACCGATGACGAGCCACAGGGCGCCGGATGATGGCCGCCGATCTCGTCACCACCGCCGGGACCTCGTTTGGCCATGGTGCCGTCGAGGCCCTGGTCGAGGAGCGCTTCGGCCCCGAGGATGAGCGGACGAACGCGCGGCTCGATCGCCTCGTGAAGATCGGCGGCCGGTGCAGGTACTGCTCGGGTGCCGTCAGCGACGCCGCGCTCGCGCTCCATCCCGAGGTTTGCAGCGCCAGGCCATGCCTCCTCCGTGCGCGCAACGAGAGGTTCGTCTCGGAGCTCGTGAAGGAGCTCGAACCGCCCAAACCGCGGCGCGAGCAGCTCACCGAGGCGGGCTTCCAGGTCGCAGCGCCAGCCGAGCCCGACGACCCCGAACTCGAGGACGAAGACGAGGAGGAGGCGATGCCAGCGAACGGCGAGCCCGAGAGGAAGCTCTGCACGAAGTGCGGCACGAAGCCGCTCCGCTCGGACAACAAGAGCGGGATCTGCTCCGGCTGCCGAGCGCCCTGGAAGAAGGGCGGCGCCACCTCGAGCAACGGCAAGCAGCACGCCGTGAGGCCCCCCCCCCGCACGCCCCGAGCGGAGGTGCCTTTGACCCGCACACGCTCAGCGACGACGACCTCGCAGCCTGCATCGCGGAGGCGCGCATGCGCGTGAAGGGGCGGGACCGTCTCGCCGAGATCCTGGCGGGGGAGGGGTAGACCATGGCCACCTGCCGGACCTGCGAAGCCGCGATTGTGTGGGCTCACACGTCGAGCGGGAAGGCGATGCCCCTCGATGCCAAGCCCTGCGAGGACGGGGACCTTGAGATCGTGGATGGGCTGGCCGTCAAGGTCGGCCTCTTCACCCCGCCGGGCGGCCCGCGGTGGAAGAGCCACTTTGCGACGTGCCCGCAGGCGAAGGCGCACCGGAGGCGAGCATGAGGACCCAGGCCCGCAAGACCACTCTCTCCCCCGAGCTCCACGCCGAGCTGTCCGCCGAGCTGGAGTCGCTCCTCGACGAGAGGGACGACCTGGAGAGCCACGCCCGCGCCGTCCGCAAGGCGTTCCGCGGAGAGCTGGAGGTCATCGCCGATTCCATCGCCAGGACGAGGCTCCGCCTCAAGGGGGCGACCGGCCTCCAGACGGAGATCCCGGGGACGGAGATCGGGCAGCGGAAGCGGAACCCGGCGGTGCTCGAGATCCTGGCCGCGGCGAAGCGGGTACGGGACGCGGAGGAGGACATCGATCGCCGTGGTCTTGAGGCGGCCTTCCCGGATGCGGAGGTCGAGAAGGTCACGCTCCACCGCGGGACGAAGGCCGAGCTCGACAGGAAGCTCCACGAGCTCGTGCATCCGGACAAGCACGTCGGCACGGACGGCAGGGAGGGCGCCCCGCGTGCCTCGGGCGCCCTCATTCACCCCGGACCAGCTGGTTGGCACGAGCGCGACCACCACCGCGGCCCCGGCCGCCCGAAGAAGGCTCGGAGCGCACCCGAACCCGAAGCGGAGGAATAGCCCATGGTCTGTGCAGCCTGCATCCACTTCCCCCGGTGCGTGTGGCTCCTCGGTGCCCTGCCGTCGTGGACGGAGTGCGACTGGATACCGTCGCGATTCGCGCCGCGCACCTCTGCCGTCCAGCCCGAACCTGACCCGCCGACGCGGCGGGGACAGCCCAAGCCCGAGGCGTCTGAAGGCTGATGTCCTGTCGCTGCCAACGAGAGCCATGCAACCCACGGTGCCCGTGGAGAAACGAGAACGCCCATGAAGCGTCCCACCCATTACCGCCGCACGGACTTCGGGCAGAGGTTCGCGCGTTGCGGCCGGCCATGGGGACGGGTGACGGAGCGCAGGGATCGGGTGACGTGCCCGCGGTGCCTCGCGATCCTCTTGGCGATGGATGTGGCGCAGGCCTACCGGGGCGAAGAAAGGATGCCGGCATGAGCACCTGCATCATCTGCGGTTGCTCGGACGATCGCCCCTGCCTCGGTGCCGCGATCTTCGCCTCGATCGTCGAGGCCGCCTGGGTTCACAGGCTCGTGCCCGAGGAGGACCTGCTCGCCGCCGGCTCCACCTGTTCCTGGCTCGACCAGGGGCACACGATCTGCTCGGCGCATCCGGCGGAAGAGCTCGCGAGCTACGGCTTCGCGGTGGCCAGGCACGGTAACGGCCTCTTCGAGTTCGGGCTCGGGGACGCGATTGGAGAACCGCCATGAGCGAGCGCGAGCGGCTATTGCTCCAGGCGGGATGGGGCGGGGGCTGGGCTGCCGCATGGCTCCTCATGGCGGAAGAGGTGGAAAAAGCGGGCGGCGCTACCGGCGACGCGGCTTCGTTCCGGAGGATAGCCATGAAGCCTCCGCCGATGCGGCCGGCCGAGATGCAGAAGGGCGAGACCGCCGAGCACGCGTTCGAGAGGGCCATGCAGGAGAAGGGAGGCGACGCTTGACGCGCCACTACACCGCCCGTCCCGGGGTTGGGCTCTCGACTGTCATTGCCTGCGGGGAGGATCGAGACCGAGTGGTCAGAGAGGCTCTGCGGATGGAGCGCCACCCGTCGATCGTGGAGGTGCCAGTTGGGGGGACATGCGGGAGGTGCGGCTACACGCAGGAGGATGCTGGCATGGGGGAGGGAACGCGATGAAGGACAACAAGCTGACTCACGCTGACTCGGAGAGTAGCGGCCTCGATGGGCGAGCGACTCCGGGCGGGCTGGACGGTGCCGTTGAGGAAGCACTCGTGGCGCTACTGGACAACGCGACCGCACGACTTCTAGCCCCGGGCGAGGACTTCGCGATCATCTGCAATCTCGGGGATGATCTCCGTGACGCCCTCGCCGCCTTGACCGCCGAGCGGGACGCGCTGCGAGACGCGCTGGCGCGGGTCTTCCTGCTCGTCGAGGACGGGACGCTTGTTCGCGACACCAGCAGGGACCACGAGCCTGATTTCTCGATTCGGCAGATACCCTTCGTGATGGCGTTGCGGAACGCCCAGGACGCCCTCGCGCTCTCTTCCGTCCAGCCCGCACAACAACCGTCCAGCGCGACAGAGCCGCCCGTTCCGAGGCGCTCTGCGAAATCTGACGCTTCTGATTCTTCCTCTTCGGAGCCGTGATCCGCCATGACCTGTGAGAACTGCACCGCTGTCCTGGCCGAGCTGACCGCAGAGCGGGACAGCCTCGCCGATGAGTGGGCCGGGGTCGCCAAAGGGCTCGCAAAGGAACGAGACACCGCCCTCGCCGAGCGGGACCAGCTACGGGAGGCGCTCGGCCGCGTTGAGAATCTTGTCTGCGCGTGGCGCACACACGTCGATGGCGGAGCAACCCTCGGCTGGGCAGCATGTCTGCGACAACTCCTAGCCGCCCTCGCCCTCGACGCGGCGGCACGTCCTGTTCAACCCGCAGCAACGCAAGGAGAGCCATGCCCTTCCAGACCCCCACCGTTGGCCGCATCGTCCACTACCACTCGTTCGGAACACCCGGAGGAGAGTTCAAGCCCCTTCCCCGCGCCGCCATCGTCACCCAGGTCAACGACGACGGCACCATCGGCCTGTGCGCCATCAACCCCACCGGCCTGTTCTTCCATGAGCGGTGCTCCGCTGGCGGACCTGACGCCGACTCGCCAACCCCCGGCTGCTGGACCTGGCCCCCGAGAGTCTGAGGCGCCGCACTTCGACGCTCGGGGCAGGCTCAAGCACTACTGCACGCGAGACGCCTGCCCCGACTTCGACGAGAACACCATGCGCGCCCTCGCCCCCGACACGGCGAAGGAGGGGCCATGAGCCGCTGCCCTGAGTGTGGCCGTCACGAGGACATGGCAGACGAACTCCGCTCGCTCATCGCCACCGCGCGTCGGCGCACCAGGGCGACCGCCTACGGCCAGGCGTGCGCGTCCATGGTGCCGTACTACGAGCGGGCACTGGCGGCGCTCGAAGAGGGGGGCGCGAACTGGCGCGCGCATCTTCATGCGATGCACGCCGCGCCTCCCTCCGCCCGCCCCGCGTCGGAGCCGCCCAGCGCGACTTCACCGCTCGGCGCCGGGGCGCCTGCGAAATCTGATGTTGCTGCTGATTCCGCCGTGGAGGGCACCAACAAACCCGCCACAAACTCCGCGGCAAAAGGCGACCGCCCATGACCGCCCCCCGTGACCCCTGCACCGGCTGCTCCTTCCTCCTCGATCGCCTCGAGTACGCGCTCCACCTCTTGGGCCAGGTCCTCGAGTCCCACAAACGCGAGGGCCGGGAGGCGAGCGCCCGAATCCTCTCCCACGAGCTCGAGCACCTACGAGGCGTCGCCGCGACAGCACGGACCGCGGGAATCCCGCCGCTCCTCCACCTCCACCCCGTCTCGAGACCCCCGCCGATGCGCCTGCATGTCGTGCCCCCGGATCTGCTCGGCGGCGTGGACGGGGACACGGGAGACGGGCCATGAAGCGCTGCCTCCTCTGCGGCTGCACCGAGACCGATCCCTGCATCGGGGGCCGCTCCTCGGAGGACCTCATGCTCATCCCCCACCGGCTCGTCGAGGATACCGACCTGCTCGGCGACGGGGAGAGGTGCCAGCTCAAGGCCGAGGTCGACGGCGGCTGGATCTGCTCGGCGCACACGGTGGCGGAGGCCGAGGAGCTCGCCCGGAAGCTCGACCCAGACGAAGCGACATGGGGGGACTGATGGCCCGCCCGACGACCGTTTGCACCTGGACCGGTGCTCTCCACGTCGCCGTCTACCGGCTCCTCACGGAGATCGCCGCCCTGCGCACCGAAGAGGGCAAGCCCTGGGGCATCACCCACCGGGCGGCCGAGCTGCTCCGGGAGATCCAGGCGAGGGAGGCCGGACGGGTGGAGCTGGCGACGGAAGACCAGGGCGAGGTCACCTCATGAACCCCGGCGACGTCCTCACTTGCACCCGTTGCGACACCCGCTCCGAGCCGCTCCACACGACTGGCGGCCGCCGCTTCGAGGAGGGCGGCGTGCTCATCGCCACCTGGACGAACTACTCATACCCGCGGCACGACGTCGTCCAGGGCGAGGTGCACGCAGCGCTGTGCCTGCCGTGCGATGACGAGTGCCTCGGGTTCCGTGATCCTCGGAGCGATTGCGAGGGGCGACCGGCTGTGCCGCAGGGGTCGGGCGGGCGGGCGGCGGGTGTCGGTGAGCCGGTCGCTCCTCTCGAACGCTTCGGGCAGCTCGAGGAGCGGAGCGCTGGAGGGGGCCCTTGCATCGTCGGCGTGAAGGATCGTCAACCGGGAGAAGCACCCGGTACGACCGACGGGTTCAAGGCCCCTCTCGAACGCTTCGCCCCGCTCGCCGCTGCCTTCCACGAGGAGACCGGGCTCTGGCCGCCCGGGAAGGACAACCCGGCGGGCATCGACGACGAGGCGCTCTGGAGGCGCTGGACCGAATGGTGCCGCGGGCGAGCTGTCACCCAGGCGCCGAAGCCGAAGCCACGAGGGCAGCTCGCGCTGTTCTAGGCCTGCCATGAACCCGGACCCGAACAGCGAAGCCGCGAGCCCCGCGCCGCGCACGCACTCGCCGAGGTTCTGCTCGAGCTGCAGCGCGCCGATCCTCTGGGCCGCCATCCTCGACGAGGCCGGGCAGCGTATCCGCAACGAGGAGACGGGGCGCTTCCGCTCGATGCCCATCGACTGGGAGCCAACTCCGGACGGGAACGTCATCGTCTACTGGCGCGAGGGCGAGGGCTTCGTTTGCCGGGCGCTGCGCCGCGACGAAACGCCGCGCGCGGGGCAGAAGCTGCGCTCGTCCCACTTCGCGACCTGTCCCAACGCGAAGCAGCACCGGAAGCCGAGGGCCAAGCCGGCGCGGTGCGGTGGCGTGCAGAGCATCGAGCCCGCACGGACGTGCGAGTCGTGCGGAGCCCGCGGCGCCTTCGAGGCGACGTGGATGTGCGAGCGCTGCACGGCAGGAGGTTCTCCATGACCTTCGACGAGTGGTGCCGCCAGGGCGATGTCACGACGGACGAGCGGATCGAGGTTGCCTGGTGTCTCGCCGCGTTTCGGATGCGCCGCACCATCGAGACGTGCGCGTATCCCTCCGTCCAGCCCGCGCCGGAACCGTCCAGCGCGACTTCACCGCCAGGCGCCGAGGCGCCTGCGAAATCTGATGAGGACGATCACCCATGAAAAACGGTCACCAGAACGGAGGAGGTAACGGCCATGCCAACGGGACCGGGAAAGCCGGCCCACCACATCGCGGCGCGCCGGTGAGCCAAGCCGGCGCGCCCTTCTTCGGGATGAGCCGCCTCGAGACGGCCGCGCTCTACCGGGCGCTCTTGAATGCGACCTTCCCTGATGCGGAGGTCCGGGCCCTGGTGCGCAGGATGGGGAAGAGCCTGGAGGGTGGTGGACCATGACCCGTTACGCCGAGGGCACGACCGTCACCGTCGACAAGAGCCGCGTCGAGGCGGAGCGCGTCCTCGTGCGCTACGGCGCGAGCGGGTTCGCCTATGGCTGGGACCAGCGCACCGAGGTCAAGGCCGTGCACTGCTCGCGCGCGGGCTGTGAGCAGGAAGGCCGCGCCATCGAAGCATGCAGGCGCGAGCACGCGTGGGACATCGAACCCGAGGAGCGCATCGTGCGCGAGGTCGTGACCATCCAGTTCAAGTTCAAGGAGCGGGCGATCCGCCTCACAGTCCCGATGCCCACGGAACGCGAGGCAGGGACGAAAGCGAAGCTCGAAGCCGCGACGCGCCAGCGCTGGCGCGCCCTCGTTCTCGTGATCAAGGCGAAGCTCGAGGCCGTCGCCTCCGGGATCTCCTCGCTCGAGGCCGAGTTCATGGCGAACGTCGTCACCGACTCAGGCGAGACGCTCGGCGAGATCCTTCTGCCTCGGATGCAGCGGGTGGTCGAGCGCGGGCTGCTTCTGCCGCCGGCCTCGACGAATGGAGGCGAGGGATGAAGCGGAACGAGACGAACGGGACGACGAACGGGACCACCCCCGGCAACGGCAAGATCGGCTACGGCCCCATCCCCGGCTACATGCAGAAGTGCGCCGGGTGCGGGCTCGTCATCGGGCTCCCGGCTCCGGCCGAGCGCTGCGCCTGTGAGACCCCCATGCCCCCGGGCGCGGAGTGGTGCTCCCCTCTCCGGGCCCCGCCAGAGGCCCCCCATTCCCCCTCCACGCCCCCTACCCGCTGTACCTGCCCGGATGACAGCCACCACCTGGCGGACGGGTCCTGCGCCAGGTGTGGAGCTCCGGCGGTGGCGGTCTACCAGGGGACGCCCGGGGAAGCGCTGGCCCCAACTGTCGCCGAGGCGCTGACCGAGCTCCGATCCATCATCCGGGAGGAGTTCGAGGCGCTCCGACTCGAGGTGGTGAAGCTCCTGGGGGAAGCTGTTGGTCCGGATGTTGGTCCGCGGGAGATCGAGGTCGGCCCCGGCTCCGGGCGGCACATCCAGATCGTGGCGCTTCAGGCGCGGCTCGGCCGGGGCCGCACCACCATCCGAGACTGGTACACGGCGAAGCCGCCGAAGTTCCCCGTCCCGCACTACTGCGGCGCCTTGCGGTGCTGGTACCTGCGCGAGATCGAGGCCTGGGAAGAGGCGCACCGCCCGAAGGTGAGTCCCCCGGCGTGATGTTCCGCCCCTCCGGCTATGTTGGTCCGGATGTTGGTCCGCTGCGCGGTTCCCCTTCCCTGCCGGATCCGTTAAGTGCTGATGGGCGCTGCTGGTTTCGAACCAGCGACCCCCGCCGTGTGAAGGCATCCCCGGCCGGCTGCGCCCGCCGTCGCCCGTCGCCGCCCGTCGCCGCCTCCAGTACCTGCGCGGGTTTGTGACGGGCGCCGTCGCGCGCCGTCCTTCGCCGCCAGTCGCTGCCCGTCGCCATGTTGGTCCGGTTGTTGGTCCAGACCCACAGAAGGCGCTTCACCTGGGCCGCGCGTTCTGGTCTTCTGCGCGCCACATGATTCGGGCCCCGGAGCGGTTCGCAGCCGCCTCGGAGCCCTCACCGCCGAACCCCTTCATGGAGGGATCGATGGCTCCCCAGAAGCCTACCACTCCGCCGCTCGGCTTCACCCCCAAGTTCCTCGAGTCGCTCCGTCCAGGGTCGGTCCCTTACGACCTGGTCGACGCGAAGTGCCCCGGGCTGAAGCTCCGGGTCCAGCCCTCGGGGCGCCTGGTCTTCCGCTGGGTCTACTGGAGGACCGACGCCGGGCGATGTCCAGCGGCGCCGGGCGAGACGGGGCGAGCGACGCCGGGCGACATCCAGCGACATCCAGCGACGCCGGATGTCGCGCCCGACGCCGGGCGCCGTCAGACGACGCTCACGGTCGGCACCTGGTCCATGAAGGAGGCGCCCGGCTTCGTCACCCTGGCGCAGGCGCGGGACCGTCTCGAGGAGCTGAAGCGCGCGCATGAGGTTGGCCGGCTCGAAGAGGCCGCCCGGTCGGTCCTCGCGATCCCTTCCCCGAGGAAGACCGTCCGCGAGCTCGCGGAGGAGTTCTACGGGCGCGCCATCCTCCCGATTCGCCGCCGGCCCGACGAGGTCCGCCGCACCCTCGACACGGACATCCTCCCCGCCATCGGCGACAAGCCGCTCGCCTCCGTCACCACAGCCGACTGCCGGGCGATCATCCTCAAGGTCATCGACCGCGGCGCTACCTCCCACGCCGGAAAGGTGCTCGACCACCTGAAGCAGCTCTTCGGCTGGGCGGAGGCCTTCGGTGAGGAGATCGCCCGGAATCCGGCGGCCGTCCTCCGCCGCGACGCCCTCGGAGTGAGGACGAAGATCGGGAAGCGCACCCTCGGCCCCGACGAGATCCCCGCGTTCTGGCGCGCGCTCGACGCGCACAGGCCCGGCGCGCGCCGGCTGCTCTTCCAGGTGCGTCTCGCCCTACGGCTCCTCCTTCTCATCGGGATCCGCACCGGAGAGCTCCTCAAGGCCCGATGGGTGGACGTCGAGCTCGAGGCTGCGATCTGGACCATCCCGGTGGAGAACCAGAAGCTGAACCCGAGCCAACTTCCGGACGCGAAACCCTGGATCGTCCCGCTCGCCCCCGATGCGCTGGCCCTCTTCCGTGAGCTGAAGAAGATCGCCGGCCGCTCGCCGTGGGTCGTCTCGAGCGCGAAGGCGGAAGGGGGCCACATCACAGAGAAGGCGCTCTCCCACGCCTTGCGAGGCCTGTTCGACGGCGGCCTACTCGAGCTGCCCGGGGGCCGCTGCACGCCGCACGACCTCCGGCGCACCGTGCGGACGAAGCTCGGCGACCTGGGGGTCGCGCCGCACATCGCGGAGCGGTGCCTCAACCACTCGATCGGGCGGATCGGGCAGACGTACGATCACTACGACTACTTGAAGGAGCGGCGGGCCGCGCTCGAGTTGTGGGAGGGCTACGTGCATCGGCTGCTTGAGCCGGACGCCTCGAAGGTGGTCTTCTTGCCCGGCGCCACCCGCCGCGGTTAGTCTCACCCCCGCGTGCATCTCCTGTAGGCGGTCCGACGGGTCTTAGGTTGAAGCGCCCCTGGGGTACGGGATCTCGGGGGCGCTTCTTCGCCTGGGGCCCCGTCCGCGCCTTCCTCCATCCAGGTTAGAAGGGGAAACGTCTCCGAGTGCGCGTGCCTCGGGAAGACCTACCCCATCCGTCCCGCCCCGTCCGCTCCTCGTCCCAGAGCGTGATCGTCCGGAGGGACTAGACGTTGACGCGGTGCGAGGTCGCTGGGGCGCCGCCGCGAGCGTGTGCTTGATGTGCGCGCTGACGTGGGCGTTCGCGGCGCTACGTCAGATTACCCTGCTAGGACTTGGCGCCACGGGAAAGGGGCGCGCCGCGCCAACGGCCGCCCCGATGACCGGGATCGAGAGAGGATCGACCCGATGCCTAAGAGCGTAGTGCCCAAGTCTGACGTCATTCAGGTCATCCGCGCCCCCCTCCGCCCGCTCCGCGTCGGCGAACGGGAGGCGCGGGCCAGTGGGCCGTTGCGCTGGTACACGGGGGTTAGCCCTTGGTGCTTCGCCTTGTGGGCGGGTTACCCAGCCCGAAAGCCGCTCCGGGTTGGCTCCCGCGCCTCCCATCAGGTGAATCGCGCGGACCCGGGGAAACCGGAAACCGTGCCCCCCCCCTCCGCCCGCTCCGCGTCGGAACCGTCCAGCGCGCCAGGACCGCCCGGCGCCGAGACGCTTGCGAAGTCAGCAGCTTTTTCAGGCCGCCCTCACCCCCGGCCTCTCCGGCCTCTCCCGGCACAGCTCACACCCCGGATCCCCACAGGTCTCCTCCGCCCATCTCCCACACCGGGGGCACCAGAGCGCATCGTACCGGCGATCACCAAGGAGGAAGGTCACTCGGCAACGAGCGCAGAGGTGCAGGGCCCGACCCATCCCCTGGAGCCTCTCACCGCCGCCGGGTGCTCCGTCATGGTCCGGGGTCGGTCCCGTCCATCCTGTCCACCTCCGCCGCCTGCCCCGCGACGACCTCGGCGATCACCGCCAGGCTGGCCGCGTCGTCGTAGCGCCTCGCCGCATCGAGCCACCTGTCTCGGGCGTGCGCCGAGACCCCCGCCATCGCGCGGCACCGGCGCGCCTCTCGTCGCAAGGTCTCGCGGGCGTCCATAGCGCCTCACGTCCGGTCCTTGCGCTCGCGTCGCTTGAATGCCTTGACGACCTCCGAGTGCTTCCACGGCCGCGAGCTGCCCTTGCACCGCCGCTGGTGATACTCGAGCGCGGCCACCTTCCGCCCACAGCGGTCGCAGACCTCGAGCTCCGGGGCGGGCTTCGCCTGATCCTCGCCCAGCTCACCTGGTTCGCCGTCGGCGAAGCCCTTCACGACCTGATACACCGCCCAGACGAACGCGGCGATCATCACGAGCACCCAGAAGGCGTCCTCCATACCGTGCTCGCGCCTCAGGGCTTCTCCAAGACCTTGTCGATCCGCTGATGCGCCCGGGAGATGGACTCCGACTGCGCATCGGCGCGGGCGCGCTGCTCGGCGAACTTGGCGTACACGTCAGCGCGGAAATGGTGCTCCGCCTCGGCCTGGCCCGTGAACGCGCTCTGTACGATGTCTCGGATCACCGCCTTGTGGTCCTCAGACGAGAGCGCCTTGGCGTTGCTCGCGTCGGAGACCTCCCGGATCTGGGACCGCAACCAGAGGAAGCCGCGCCACGCGACACCGAGGATGGTAGCAACCCCAACCACGGCCGCACCGAGGATCCAGCCGACCGGGACGAGCTGCTGCTGCACTTCGGGCGGGAGCGCGGCGGAGATCATGGCGGCGGCTCGTCAATCGGCGGCACCTCGTACCACTCAGTGCGTTCGGCCGCCGGGTAGTCAATGATCCAGTCCTGGATCCGGTACGCCTCGCCGGGAGAGAGCAGGGACCGCGCGGCCGTCTGGGCGCGGGCGACGGAGGCGAAGGCGCCGCGGACCGAGGCGGGATGGCCCGCCAGGATGAGGTAGACGCTCACCGTCACTTCCCCCGGTTCGGTCGGCTCCCGAACCAATAAGCGATCGCCAATCCCGCCAAGAACATTGCGTCGTTCACGAGCGCCATGGCCCGCTCCGGCCCGAGCGGCACGCCGTGCAGCTCGGAGAAGGCCTGCCACGTCACGTAGGAGACGAGGACCGAGGCCCATGCGGTGAGCACCGGCCGCACCGTCCCGCGCGCGAAGTCCACGATCCGGCCGAGAGTCGAATCACCGTAGGTCGCCCGGTCCGCCTGCACGGCCGCGGCGAGCGCGCCCAGGTCGGCCTGGACCGCGGCCGAATCGGCGTCGATCTTCGTGACCTCGAGCTTCGACTCGGTCTCGAGCCGGGCCTGCGCCATGTCCTTGTCGCGCAGGGCGAGCTCGTGCGCCTGGTCGAGGCGCTTCCCCTCGAGCTCCTTGTCCTTGAGCTTCAGGTCGATGATCTTGCCGCCGAGGGCGGTCCCAGCCCCCACGATTCCGCCGAGCCCTCCGGTCAGGACCGAGCCGATGACGTCGAAGAACCCCACGGGCGGACCTCCAGGGTGAATGGCTGGCCCTGCATTTCGCGCTCGAGCCGGGTGACAGCCGGCCGCGAGACCATGACCGCGAGCTGCCCCTCGCGACGGCCCTGGTACAGACCGAGGAGGATGCAGCCGAGGACGTGCGAGCGGTAGACCTTCGAGACGTCCCCAG